TTCTCCTGCTTTTGCTGTGTCATGTTCTCCACAGCTTCCGCCGGGTCCTTAACGAACCATAGCAGGGACAGCAGCGTCTGATCGTCAACCAGTCCGGCATTCTTCAAGGTGCACACCATCTGCACGATCTGCGCCTCATCAATGGGCAGGGCCACAGTGAACACAATATCCACATCGTCCACGGATACCGGGTCAATTCCGTTATGGGCCAGCCAGTTGTTATATAATCTCCAGCGTTTCTTTAAGCCCGCCTCCATGGCACTCATTTTGCTTTTTACAAGCAGGTGCAAGGCCAGCAGCTTCAATTTCAGCGCCACGCCACTGGCGTTGCCTGCAAAGGCCTGGTCTGTCATATCCGGGGTTAAAGTCATTTTATGAATATCCGATACCAGCGTATCGTCCAGCACCTTCAATGCATTCTCATCAAAGGTCTTTTGCACATATTCCAACCGGGCGTCCTGTGGAATAC